TGTTGTTCTTTTACAAACAGGTCCTCCGGATCGAGGTGGGCGACGTCAATGCCGTCCGGGCGAAGCGAACCAAACATCTCCCCGCGGTCCTTACCAGGGAGGAGGTCACGGCCATCCTGTCCCGCTGCAAGGGGGTCTACTGGTTGGCCAGCGCCCTTATGTACGGGTGCGGCCTGCGGGTGGAGGTGGACTGCCTGGAACTTCGCATCAAAGATGTTGATTTCGGGTCCGGCCAGGTAGTTCTCCACGACAGCAAACACGGCAACTCACGGTCGATCCCCCTGCCGACTTCGCTGGTGGAACCTCTGAAAAACCACATCGCCGAGGTGAAGCGGCTGCACGAAACCGATCTGGCTGACGGGTGGGGCGCCGTGGAGCTGCCCGACGCGCTGGGGAGAAAATACCCCGCATACCCGAAGTCTTTCGGATGGCAATGGCTCTTTCCCTCGCCCGATCGCTTCACCGCGCCGGACGGCCACCAGGGACGCTACCATCTCCAGGCCAGCGCGCTGCAGGAAGCATTCAGACTGGCCCGGCAGGCCTCCGGGATACTCAAACCCGCACACCCGCACACACTGCGCCACAGTTACGCTACCCACTTGCTGGAGGACGGCGAGGACATCCGCACGGTTCAACAGCTCCTGGGCCACAAGGACGTCAAGACGACCGAGGTCTACACCCACGTCATGCAGAAGCGGATCCCGACCAGGAGCCCTCTTGACCGCCTGGTTTGTTCCGATTCCGAGACCGTCACCGTCCGAATTACAGATGAGGTTCAACGCTGGCTGGTTGCAGTCGGCGCCCGGATGGGGCTTACCCCTGCCGAGGCAGCCGGGCAGATCCTGGCCACCGCAGCCCAAGGGGGTGCCCTTTGAAGAGAGAGAGAGAGAGAGAGAGAGAGAGAGAGAGAGAGAGAGAGAGAGAGAGAGAGAACGCCGGACAAACAGGTGCTAAGAAGGCCCCCTGCCCTGTTACCACCCGGCGCTGTTACATCCGCCGGAAGGGGCAACTGAAACTGTTTTGTTATGGGTGCATGAATTACAAGGGGGCATGATTCACAAATGAGTGATTTTATCCGGGTCAAATCGGCGCTGAATATAAAGACGGTCATCTTGTCGGAAACTTCTCAGGATATGCCGGGGAAACATTTGCCGGAATGCCCTTTTTGCAAGGGGAGGGATTGTTTTTCAATCAGGCCGGACAAGCAGGACTTCCACTGTTTCCAGTGCGCTCCGGAGGCGCACGGCGACGTCTTCTCCTTCCTCGAGCGCTTTTACAATCTGGATAAGGCCGGCGCACTGAAGCGCGCGGCGGAGATCGCCGGGGTCAAGCTGGAGGATAAGGCGAAGCGCAAGCCAACGCTGACCACTACGGAGAAGATCCGGGAGATTGCGGCGGAGTACTACCACGCCCGGGCACTGGAGCTCGGCACTGGTTACTTCCTGGAACTCCGCGGGCATCTCCCGGCCACCATGGCTCAGGAGAAGCTCGGCTGGAGCGACGGCCGTCTCCTGGACCACCTGCGAGACAAGAAGTTCACGGACAAAGAGATCGTGGAGAGCGGGCTCGCCAAGGGAAAGGAGATCGAGGGGGGAACCAGGGTCCTCGACTTCTTCGGCAAGGGGCTGGCGATCTTCCCCCATTTCAGCCGCGGCCGGGTGGTTCATTTCACAATGAAGGACGCGCGCGACGTTCCGAAGGAAAAGAAGCTGGCCTTCCAGCTGCCGAACGAGCAGCGGGACAAGCGCTGGGTCTTCTACGGCCAGGACGTCATGGAGCGCTACGACGAGGTAATCCTGGTCGAGGGGGAGCATGACCGCCTCCAGGCGCTGAACACCGGCCTCGCCTACTTCATGGCGATGATCGGGCAGATCTCCGAGGAGCAGCTGAAGGCGCTCGCTTCGCGCTGCAGGGGAAAGCACCTCTACCTCTGGGTGGACAACGACAAGGCCGGCCACAAGTATGTGCGCAAAATCTGCCGCGCCCTGCCGGAAATCAACGTGCGCATCATCGTGTACGGCAAGGAGGGTGATGATCCGGATTCCTTCCTGAAGGCGTTCGAGGGGGACCGCAAGCGGGAGGTCCGGCGCCTGCAGCAAGATGCGCTCGACTACATCACCTGGGAGATCCTCCAGGCCTCGGCGCTCTCTTCACTGGAATTCCGGCTTGATCATCTGCAGGGGCCCGGTGGGGAGGAGGCGCTGAACGTGTTCCGCCTGATCGGCCGGCACGCCATCATCCAGCAGCAAGTTTACGCCGAGAAGCTGATGACGCTCGGCTTCTCTCAGAAGGCGATCGAGCAAGAGCTCGACTTCTCCCAGGACCTCTACAAGCAGATCACGGATTACTTCACCTTCCTGGACAACCCGAAGGACGCCTGCCCGATCCAGGTGGCGGAGATCTGCTTCAAGTTCTTCACCCACCACGGGCGTTTCTACTATGACCGGGAGAATACTGTCTATCTCATCTACCAAAACCGCACCTACACGGTCGACAACAACACGGCGTTCAACGCGCTGATGTTGAAGCTGACCAGGATGATCATCAGCAAGTCTCCGGGGAGCATGGTGTGGGACGCCCTGAAGCATACGGCGTATCTCAACGGCCGCATGATCGAGATGTGTCAGTGGATCCACACGGACGTGGTGCGCGACACCATCTTTATGAATCTGAACAGCCCAAACAATACGATTCTGAAAATATCCAGGGAAAGGATAGACGAGATCCAGAACGGCATGAACGATGACCATATCCTGCTCAGCAGCTCGAACAAGATTCAGCCCTTCAACTTCCTGCCGGACACGGACATACAGGAGGGCATGACCTACCTGAAGGACCTCCTCCTGGACGGCCTGGCTGTGAAGCGGGAGCAGAAATTCATGATTTTGTGCTGGATGATCTCCGGATTCTGCCCTGACATGGCGCCCTACCAGTTCCTGATGAAGTTCGCCGGCTATGCGAGCTCCGGGAAGTCGACGGCAGCGAAGGGGATCACGACCCTGATCTATGGCAATGACCAGCTCTCCGACCCCTCCGGCGCCGCGGCCTTCTCGGCGGCAAGCCAGAACCCTCTCCTGGTCATCGACAACCTGGAGCATAAGGACTTGACCAGGGGAATGACGAAGTTCCTCCTCCTGGCGGCGACGAGGGGCCAGAAAGAGAAGCGCAAGGGGGGGACCGATACCGACACGGTGGACGAATCACCCAGGGCGCTGATCTGCATCACTGCGATAGAGCCCTTCACTCTGTCCGAACTCATCTCCAGGACCTTCGAGATCCAGTTCGACCGGCGCGTCTATGGGTCCGACAACTACCACGAGTCGGAGGTGATGGAACAGCTTAAAAAGAAGCGCGACCTGATCATGTCGGCGATCGTCAAGTTCCTGCAGAAAGAGATCCTTCCCAACCTGGAGCAGCGCAAGGAATTCATGACGATCCTGAACAAGCAGTTCAAGGGCCATGCCAAGGACCGCACCAATGCTTACCTGGCGCTCTTGATGCTCATCCTGGAGAAGCTCCTGAAGTACATTCCCTACTATCCCGAGGGTGACCTGATGTACGGGGTGGAGAGCGGGGACAAGGACATCTACACGGCATGGATCGAGGATCAGAACTCATCGGCCAAGGAAACGGAGTTGGGGAGCAACCATATCCTGCAGTTGTTCGATGGCCTGGTGAGGGAGTACATGCAGTACTTCAAGGGGAGGGCAAACTTTATCCCTGCGGACGAGCCGGGTTACGAGGAGAAGGTGTTTGCCATGGAGCATCCGGAGTATGGCATCAGGATGGTCAAGACGGTACCGGAAATCTACTGCAGTGTCTGCTCTAAGAAGGCTGATGCGTGCCAATGCAGCGGTGATCGCTACAGCAGGTCGGTCATTGAGTTCATCGCAACGTCCGCGGAGGTGGTGGATGCCTTCGATCGGTTGGCCAAGAACACCGGGAAGCGGAACCCTTATGAGTCGGCATCGATCTTCACGGCCAGGCTGCGCAATGACAAGGGCCTGCTGGCCAAGAGCGGTTGGGAGCTGATGGAGACCGAGGGGAAGGAGCCGTACTTCAAGATCATCAGCGGTACCAGGTTCTTCAAGTTTAGGCATACGCTGGTGAGGTAGCCATCAGGTATTCAGGGTGGTGCAGTCCAACCAAGGGGTGCAGCACGGTGCAGTCATGGTGGTGCAGTCTGGTGCAGTTGTAAGAGCGGACAGGGAAAACAGGGGGCAAACGGGCTTTCTGGCTTCTTTATAGGGTCCGACCGCGCACATGATGGCGCATGTCTAAAACAACTGCACCACTGCACCAAATTTAGGTATTACTCAATTATATTATTAACTTAGTCTTGGTGCAGTTGTGGTGCAGTCTTGGTGCAGTTGTGGTGCAGTTGTGGTGCAGTTGTCGGGGTGTTTGGAGGACTGCACCACGGCCTGAAGCTAGGCTGGGTGCGGGTTTGAGGGGTGTTGGTGCAGTGGTGCAGTCTGTTAAGTGCCTTGCCCTCACCGCTGAGCGTCAAGTGCAAGGGCTTGGTTTTTTACTTCCAAGGAGCATTCAGCCGGCCGTAGGCCTCTGTTGCTTCTGAAAAAAAGGATTTCATCCATTGTTCTAAGGGCAAGTCTCAAGGGCACCAGCCTAGACCTAGAACGGGTGGCAGCATAGCATAGTCGCCAGGGCGGTTCAATCCTCTGCACACGGCCATCGTGGCCAGGATAAAAAGCCGTCTGGAACAAAGCCATTGCGAACCCAAAACCCAACCGCGTCTTTTTACAAAGTGTGCGGTTGGTGGTCACCAGGGCAATCGGATATCAATGAGTTGCGGTCATGGGTGAAGGTGAAAGGTGCGGTTCAGTTTGGGGATCATCAAAAGGTGAGCATCGAGGTGGTCTCGGGCACCCACCCCCCGTCAAAAATATTCATTAGTTTGGGGAATCGGCCCCACTAGCTGCCGCTATTATCGCTCACGTCGTCTAAAACCCTTTCGGATAGGCCTAGTCGGTGGGATCAATCAACATTTTGCACGCCACCTGTCGGAAAGCGGGGGGCGCGGGGGGGAAAGGGTATGAAGGAGGTGAGTTTTGAGCAGGTTATCACGGAATGGATGGAGCACATGCTCATCCAGAAGGGCCAGCGCCAACGGGGAGTGGAGCAGTACTGCCTGGTGGCCCGTGGCTTCTTCCGGTGGGCACTGGAGGCAGACAAAGGGGGTAACCCTATCCTGACCTCCCGGGAGGACGTCACGGAGTGGCAGAAGGCGCTTTTCTATGACATGGGGAACCTCTCCAACCGGTCCAGGGCGAGCAAGCTCTCCGCAGTCAAGAGTTTCTTCCAGTGGATGAAGTATGCCGGGTACCGGAAGGATGATCCTACCAAGGGTATCCCCTCACCTAAGGTCCAGGAAACCCTTCCTCAGAAGTTCAGCACGGAGGAGCTGCGCCTCCTCTTCAGGGCGCCGGATCGGGACACCACCCAAGGGTTGCGCGACCTGGCTATTTTGAAGACGCTCTATGCAGCCGGGCCCCGCGTCTCGGAGCTGGTCAACCTGGACATGAATCACTGCATCGATACCGGTGGTTATATCCGGCTACAGATCATCGGCGGCAAGGGGGGGAAGGATCGCACGGTAACCATGCGCACCAATCCCTCCAGGGCGCTACGCGAATGGTTGCTGGTAAGGAAGGGTATAGAGACGGACACAGCTGCGGTGTTCATCCGGCTCAAGAAGGGGGGGCGCCCTGGGCGGAGCGACCGGCTCAGTGACAAGAGCTATCAGAACATCCTGAAGAAGTACTCCCGGACGATCGGCATCGACGATGCGGAGGTTTTCCTGCACAAGATGCGGTCGACGTTCGCCACCGACCTTTATGACAGCGGGCATGACAAGTGCCCGCGGTGCGGACACGGCATCCAGTCCGTTGGAGTCTTCGAGGTGATGGCTCTCCTGGGACACGAGGATCCGAAGACCACGCTGGGCTACATTGCAATATCAGAGAGGACCTTGCGCAAGACCGCTATCCCGGACAAGCGCTTCAATGAAATCGAGGAGGGATGATGACCAGGGCCGAGCACACAGAGGTAGTAACAGAACTTTTCAGTCGTCTGCATGGTGAGTTCGGCAACATGGCGCCGCAGATCATCCAGGTTATGGTCGAGGTGGTCGGTGGTTACCGGATCACATTCCCTGACTTCCAGCATCTCTACCGGGCCGAGCGTAATCGCCGGCTCAAGATTGAGTTCACCGGGCGTAATCATCAAGAATTGGCGATCAAGTATCGGCTGAAGGTAAAACAGGTCAGACGGATAGTTCAAACATAAACGGAGGTAAGACAGATGAAATTTTGCAACCCGGAGTGCCAGTACCTTTCACCTTCAGAGGCGGAGCAAGACACAATGTCTATCAAAAGCATCCACATGTGTGGTCAGTACGGGAAACAAGTGAAACATGGCCCATTCCATCCCAACATAATGCGGCTTGCCGAGTGCGAAAACACCCAGCCGATGCTTATGCCCTTTTTGCTGGAAATCTGGGAGAAAAAAACCATCACAGTTACAGCCGGAAATTACGCCGGAGCTGTCAAGCAAGTTCCGAAGGACTGTACTTTTGAATCGGTGCGAAAACAGGGGGACACCTACGAAGATCGGTTGACAGAATATGATTGGTGTCCTCTGTGCTGCCATCCCATGCTCCAAGACAAAAACGGCCCGGTCGATAGGTGGGCAAAGATTGAGTTTGACCGGCCAGATGATTACCCTTTCGCGGGGGACTGCGTTCATGAATCCTGCGCTATTTCCCAGGACAGGAAAATACTGGAAGCCATGAAGGCATAACAAAATAGTGTCCTGATCTGCCCGAACAAGACCTTGAAATCTGATAAGTAGGCCCTCATGGCGTGGAAATCTATCCGCCGTGAGGGCCTTTTTACATGAATATCACCGAAAAACTCCGTATTACCCGCGATCAGATCGCCGTGCTCTTCAAAAAGGTCGAGGGTGGGGAGACCGGCAAGGTCGACGACCTGAACAAGCTTCTCAAGTTGGAGCGGACTCTCATCGGCGATCAGGAACCGGCGGATGAGGAACCCGAGATCGACCCCGTGCTCGAACGGCTCAAGGTCAAGAAACGCTCCTATACCCTTTCCGAGGCCGCCCTCGCCGCGCGCCGCAACAATGCCCAACTCTCAACCGGCCCGAAGACCGCGGAGGGCAAGGCCTCCAGCTCCCGCAACAACTGGCGCCACGGCATGTACGCCGAGTCGCGCATCCTTGGACTGGGCAAGCCGTGCAAGTCGACTTGTCCCAAGTTCCCCTGTTCGCTCATCGATGAGGGGGCGGTGGAGCCAGGGGGGGACTGCAGCGACAAGGAGCACCTGGTCAAAGCCTGCAAGGCAATCGAGAAGGCGCTCAAGGACGGCTCCCTGGACGACCTGAAGGACATCACGACGCTGCACATGGCGGAGACGCTGCAGGTCATCGGCGACCTGCAGGGGGCTATCCTGGAGTTCGGCCCCTACATGAAGAGCGAAAAGATGGACAAGGACGGCAAGGTGATCGGCTACGAGCTGAAACCGAACCCCGCCCTCCTCCCCCTCTCCAACCTGATCAAGGCGTTCGGCCTCACCATGCCTGAATTTATGATCACCCCGGCGGCCGTCGAGCGCAAGAAGAGCGACGACAAGGCGGTCGAGACCATCGCGGACATCTTCCGCGGCGCCGGCGCGGCGCTCGCCCTGGCCAAAGAAAAGAAGGAAGGGAAGTAGTGCAGCCTCTCGATCATATTGCCGACCTCGGCAAACAGATCATCGTCCCCCACGAGATCTTCGACTCTACGCTCCAGTTTCTTGATTGGACCTGGCACCAGATAGCAAGGGGGGAATTTCCTCCCCCCTTCTCTTCCCTGGAAGAGTTCCAGATGGCGATCATCTGTTCGGATCGGGTGCTCTGGTCTGCGGCTTTCCTGCGTTCGCCGGAGGACGGCAAGAGCCCTTACACCTTCTGGGAGTATCAGGAGGCCTCCCTGCGCGACCAGGGGAACACCCTGCACCAGTGCGGCTTCGAAACGGGGAAAACCCGCGAGATCCTCGCCTACATGCTGTTCGAGATCTTCACCAATCCGAACGGCAGCGGCCTCATGACGGCGCCGCAGTCGGTGCACACGCTGGAGATCGTGGACGGCATCACCGACCAACTGTCAAACAGCCCTTCGCTCAAGAAGTGTCTGATCGAGCACCGCAAACAGCCGCACCACTTCCTGAAGTTCTCCAACCGCTTCGAGCTGGACATCAGAACCTGCGGTCACGACGGCACGCAGCTGCGTGGCGTGCACGCCAAGACCTTCTGCATCTTCGACGAAACGCCAAAGGCGAAGAACGACAAGATCTTCACCGAGTTCTGGGGCCGTGGCGAGCCGGGCGCGGTCTTCAAGCTCTACGGCATGCCCGACGGCGACCGCTCCTGCATGCACTTCAAGCTCTGCGCCCGCGCCGAGGGGAAAATCAAGGCATCGACCGAAACCGAGGTGGTAAAAGGCTCCCCCACCGACTTCACCCTCTACAAGTGGGCCAAGACCCTGCAGCCGGCGCCCTACTGGACACCGGACCGCCGTCGCTTCTACATCGAGCAGTACCACGGCGAGGACAGCTCCGGGTACCGGCAGGCGGTCCTTGGTGAATGGGGCGATCCGGAGAACAGCGTCTTCCCCTGGAAGAAATTCGAACAGCTCCTGAAGGACATCCGGGAGTACCGCTGCCTGAAAATCTTTGTAGACGACTCGGCGAACGAAATCTCCCTCTACGGCTACGAGCTGCGCGCCCCCATGGTGGACGGCCAGCTCGGCAAGCCGGAACCGGTCACGCTTGAGGACCGGCGCGTGCCGAAGGGCGACTTCGACATCTCCCGGGAGATCAAGGCTTTCTTCTCCGGCATCCCCGGGCTTACCTTCCTCGGCGGCGACCTCGGCTTTAGCCAGGACCCTACCGAGCTCTTTGTCAAGGTGGTGATCGGCAAGGTGCATCGCCTCATCGCCCGGGTGCAGTTGAAGGGGGTGAGCTACGACCAGCAGGCCGATGCTATCGACGCCCTGGACGATGTCTTCGACAGCGGCAAAAACACCATGGGGCTCGGGCTCGACTTCGGCAACGCCGGGTCCGCCGTCGTGCATATCCTCCAGGGGCAGGAGCAGTACGCGGCCAAGCGCTATGAGGACCGTTTGACCGGCTTCCAGTTCGGCAGCACCTATGACGCCGTGAACGAGGACGGCGAGGTGATCATCGACAAGCACACCCAAAAGCCGGTCAAGCTCACGGCCAAGGAACTTTCCACCGACTTCCTGACCGCAAAGATGCAGCGCCAGGAGCTGGAGTACCCCTACGATCCGGACATCATGCTGATGTACCCGAACCACACCTCCCGGCAGGGGCAGCGTCACCGGATCTTCAAGGACCTGGACGACCACGTGATCGATGCCGATCGGGTGCTGACTCTGCGCTGTCTGCTCCCGGGGCACGAGGAAGAAGACCTGTTCGCCTGCGGGTAGATCAAAAGGAGAGATACACATGAAGCTTTTCGGTTTTGAGATAGGGCGCGCAAAAGGGGCGGCGGATATCGCCACCCGCCCGCAGTACACGCCGACTTCCCCCCAGGGGCCGCTTACCGCTTGGTTCCAGGATTACCACCTGCGCAAGGTCTCCGGCGACTTCTACGAGGCGATGCGCGAGGGTATCCCGGTGATAGATTCGGCGATCCGGCGCCTGATCTCGCTGGACGGCACCATAAAGATCATCGGCGACAACCCCGCCCTGGTGAAAGAGCTGGAAGACTTCTCCCTGCACGTCCCGGTGAACGATCACCAGAAAGGGATCCACGCTTTCCTGGAGAACTGCAGCAACGAAAAGTTCGAGCAGGGCTTTTCCCTCCCCGAGTTCGTCGCCACCAAGGACATGAAGGACATCGCGGAGCTGCGCGTGCCGGATTCCAAGCAGATCTTCTTCCGCCGCACCGCCGACGGCCGCACGGAGCCGTGGTACCGCTACGTGAACACCGCCCTCCCCTCCAACATCACACGCTACCAATCCCCCGGGACCCTCCCCGAGCGCCTGCTGAGCGCCACCTACAACCAGGCCGTCTACGTCGACAGCGGCTGGGAAGTGAAGCTGGACCCGTCGAACAAGCTCTATTTCTCCATCAACAACGAGAATACGGACCCCTATGGCGTCTCGCTGATGCGCTCCATGGAGTTTTGCGCGCAGATCCTGATGACCATCCAGAACACCACCAAGAACTCGTGGGAGCGTTTTGGCGACCCGTCGCTGTTCGTCAAGTACAAGACCAACAAGCGGGACCTGGGCGGCGTCGACCTGGAGGCGCGCCGGCAGAAGATCCAGACCGATGTGAGCAACGCCTTCCGCGCCAAGCGCAAGGGGCACAGCTCGGATTTTGTCACTGCGGTCTCAGCCGACGCCGACATGACGATCACCGTCATCGGCGCGGACAACCAGATCCTCGCCATGGATATCCCCGCGCGCCATGTGCTGGAGCAGATCGTGAGCAAGACCGGTCTCCCCCCTATGCTGTTCGGCTTCCAATGGTCTACCGGGGAGCGCCCCGCGACTCTGCAGATAGAGGCCGCCCTGCAGGACGCCAAGATCCGCCAGCTCGCCATGTTGCCGGAGTTCATCCGGCTCTTCTCCGCCTTCCTGCGCCTGCGCGGCCGCAGCTGGAAAAGCGTCACGACCAGCCTGGACCGGCCCGGCGACTGGGGGATCATCTTCGAGACGCCGAACCTGCGCGACCTGGTGGCCCAAGCTCAGGCCCGTTTCCTGAACGCACAGGCGGACCAGATGAACGCCACGGCGGCCATCAACGTCCCGGCAGCGCCCACCCCGCCTAAAAAGGCAGCGAAGCACGCCCACGGCTGCGCCTGCGGCTGCAAATCGGTCACCGGGGTCAAGGAACTGGAACGCCCCGTGCCTTGGCCGCAACTGGATGCGGTGGAGACCCGCTATGAGGATGAGGTAAAGGCGACCTGGTCGGAGATGCACCAGCGGGTGATGACGGTCTGCAAACTGGACAACGCCAGCATCGCCCTCGCCATGGGGCAGCGCGCGGCCAAGGCGCCCGAGGACCTCCTGCCCGAGACCTTTACCCTTTCCTCGGAACAGCGCGCCGCGATCATGGAGGATCTGAAGGGCTACATCGGGCAGTACGTCCCCGACGACCCGAACTCCCCTCTCCGGTCCTACTACGGCGAGAGCTACTCGCTGGGGCTGATCCAGGCGGCCGAGATGGTCGGAGCGGAGCGTCCTATCCTGGACATCCTGAACAACAGGGGCGTTTACGAGGAGCTGGTGAAAAACGGTTTCGATCTCCTCAAGGACAACGCCACCAAGGCCATCGTGAACAAGATCATCCCGGAGATGGAGGCGCACATGCTGGCCGGGAGCAACCCACTCTCAGTGTCCGCCCGGCTGAAAAAGCTTTTCGGGGACCAGAACAGCAACTGGGAGCGCCTGGCACGGACGGAGATGGCTATCAGCGCCGAGACCGCCAAGAAAGACGAATGGGGCGAACGCGGCGTCGATGTCAGTAAAACCATCATCGCCGGCCGGGACACCCACCCGCACTGCCGCTGTGCGAACACTGTGAAAGAGATCGACGGCAAGCTGGTCATGGCATTCACACCGGCGCCGGATGCCTGCCCTATCTGCCAGGCGCTCAGACAGTGAAATAGTGTCCTGATCTGCCAGAACATGTCCTTGATCCATGGTAATGCTCGGAACATTGAATGAGAGGACGATTATGAAACAGGGACAGGTCAAGAAAATCACCGCCACATCGGTAAAGCCGGGATGCAAAGACTTCCAGGGCTCAGGTGTCGAGGGGAAAAAGACCGCCTGACCGGCGGGACCAAAGGAGATCTCTATGTTGAATGCCGAAGAAGCCCTGCGGCTGGAAGAGCTGAAAGACAAACCGGGGCTCAGTGCCGAGGAACAGGCCGAGCTCGCTTCCCTGCAGAAAAGGCCGGAAGCCGCCGACCTCGGGGTAAAGAAGCCTGAGGAGAAACCCCAGGTGAAGCAGGCAAAAGTTGTGGCCAAGGGCGGCAAGGCTTCCGCGACCAAGGGCGCAAAGCCTCCGGCAGAAACGCCCGCCGCGGACCATGCGGAAAAGACCGACCCCGCGCTGCCCAGGACCGAGCCGAAACAGGGCTTTGACACCGCCGGCGCCACTCACGTCGTGACCATGCGCGACAGCAAAGCCGTCAAGGTCTGGTTCAGGGACGGCAAGGAAATAGGTGCCGAAGATGCCGGCTAAGAAGATCGGTGCAAAGGTCATCGGCTTCAAGGGGAGCGGGATGGGGGCCGAGGTCACCGCCGGGATGCTGGCGATGATCAACAACTATGCCCTTGCCCCCTTGACCGCCGAGCAGGTCTTCGTGCGCAAGTTCCTGATGGCGCACAACTGCATCGACCGGGACAACGAGTGTTTCCCCAACGAGATGCTGGACCAGTTCGCCGCCACCATGCCGGGCAAGTCGCTGCTCGCCGGGCACAACAGGCGGGACCTGCCTAGAGGCAAATGGTTTGACGCATCGACCGAGGAGATGAGCTGCGAGCAGTTCAAGGCTCTCACGGGGATCGATCCCCGCATGCCGGACGGCGTTGACCGCTGCAAAGTGCTGTGGTCGTGGGCCTACATGGTGAAGACCCCCAGCAACGAGGAACTGACCCAGCAGATCGACGGCGGCGTCTGTGACCACTGCTCAATCGGGTTTGCTGCTGCAGACTGCCGGGCGGTCAGGGAAACCCCCACAGGCCCCACTAAGTACTACCAGTACGTCTCCCCCGGGGAGGCGCTTGAAGGCTCACTCGTTTGGCTCGGCGCGCAACCGGGCGCCACGGCCCAAAAGGCTTTCGATAAAAACAGAGAAATGGAGGGAGGAACAGACATGAAAATTTTGATTGCAGGAATCGGGAGCCTTTCCGGTAAGTCGCTGGCGGTGGACATCAGCGAGGAGACGCTCCTGAACGAAATCAAGACGATGCTGGCCGGCAAGGACGCCACGATTAACGAGCTGAAACCGCTCGCCGACGATGGCAAAGCCTATCGTGATGATTTGATCGCCGACATGGTCAAGTTCGCGGCGCTGATCGGCGAGATTACGGACGACGAGAAGGCGAAGAAGGAGGAGGAGGATTTCCTCAAGACCGTCCCGATTGCCCGCCTCAAGGCCCAGCGCGACAAGTACGAGACCCGCGCCAGGGAGAAGTTCCCGACCCATGCCGTCTTCACCGGCAAGGACCAGTCGGACCGGGAAAAGCACGGCAAGGAAGGGGAGGAGAAGTCCAAGTCCGTCACCGGGAAGAAGGACTTTTCCAGGCCCGAGCATAACGAGCTGTTCGGCACCACCGGCCGCTAACCGTCAAACATCATTGGTTTGAGGCCCGCGCCTCGGCCATGTTCCCAGGGGGAAAACGATATGGAACATCTGAAAAGGCTTCTTGGCAAAATTACAGTTCTCCAGGTCATCATAATCGCGGTGGTCGTTCTCTGCGCCGGTCTCGCCATGGCCGGGATAATCGAACCGGTCACCGCAGCGCTCCCGCTTGTCGGCATCGGCGCCGTCAAGGTGCGCGACGAACTCTGTCACGTCCGGACGCTCAAGTACACCCATTCCGGGGCCACGGTGGTGGACACCATCTACTACCTGAACGGCATGGTCCTCCTGGCGATGAACTCGGCACTGGCCAACGTGGAGAATGTCTTCGTCTGCTCCGGGCTCATCGAGTACACCAAGGTATCGGCACAGGCGTGGACCGGCGGTCAGAAGATCTACTGGGACAACACCGCCGCCAAGTTCACCAACGTCTACGCCATTGGCTGCATTCTTGCCGGTTATGCCAGTGAACCCGCCGCCAACCCTTCCACGACCGGCTTTATCGTGCTCGATCCGTCCATGCGCGCCGCCAGTTCCCCGAGCCATTCGGTCATCGCCGCCGGCACTTCGGTTGCCGAGGTCGACGCCGACGCCGAGGTGGTGATCGTCATCACCGGCGCAGCGGCCACCGACGTGGCCACGGCAACGCTCAGGGCCGCGACAAACGCCGTCTCCGTCACCAAAGCCGTCCTTACTGCGGACACCCTCACCGTTACTTTATCGGGCAACGGTGGTGCGGGTACCACGGTCGATTACATGGTCTCCAGGGCTGTCATCTAAAAACATGGGGTGGGCTCGCTCCGCCCCTTAACCTTTAACCGCTGTCCCCAGGAGGACCACAAATGCCCAGATACCACGGAAGCAGCCCTTTCCACACCATGAAGCTCTTTACTGCCGAAACCTGCGAGAAGATGAAGGCGATGGACGTACTGGAGCGCCGGCAGAAGCTGTGCGGTCTCCTGACCGCCTTTTTCCAGGACAAGATGCCGCAGGCGCCGCTCGCCGTCGAGATCGCCAAGGAAATGGGCGTCGACGAGGAACTGGTGGTCAAGATGCTAGGCATCCTGGCAGGCAAGGGCGCCACCAGCACCAGCGATGCACCGAACGGGATGAACCGCCAGCCGGTCACCGCAGGGGTTTTCTATCCGGGTATGGTGGACCCGCTGCTCGACTTCGGCTTCGAGGAGCTGTTCGACTTCGTCGACATGCGCAAGAGCCTGCAGACGAACTTCGACATCCTGGACGTTTCCAACCTGATCACCTTTGCCGAGGTGAAGACAGGCGAGAGGATGAAGAAGTACGGCATCCAGGACGGCAAGTCCACCGTCGACAAGATGATCGTTGCCGCGGCATTGGGGATCACTGACGACTGGATCAACTACTACCAGTACTGGAACCTGAACCAGGCCGCAGTGGAGGCGAAGTCGAAGTACTACGACAAAATGGCAACCGACCACTACGCCCTGATCACCGCGGCGGCGCAGGCTACCGCCTTCGCCACCGACGACATCACCACCATCAACAACGCCTGCGCCGGCATCCTGACCGACTGCGCCGCCAAGGGGTACACCCTGACCGGCAACGAGGTGTTCGAACTGCGCGCCAACATCAACCTCAAGCAGCGGGTAGAGAAAGCGTTCAGCCTCACCTTCAACAGCCCGAACGAGGACAATAACCAGTTGGTGCACACGCTGAACCGCAAGTACTCCACCAAGCTCCTTACCACCGAGTACTACGTGGTGCTGGCCGGCAGGAAACTCAAGCGCGGCGTTTGGTCCGACCTCTGCGCCGAAACCGACCGGGACATCCTGATGAGGGGAACCGACGTGGCGTACTGCGGCGAGTACAACGCAGGCGTCGGCGAGGTGAAGCAGGTCAGGAAGTGCGCCCTGTCGTAACCAGGTGAGGCAGGGGGGCAGCGAGTCCCCCCTACCCCGCTCCATCCTCCAGGAGAACCGCATGCCCCGGGTAACAGCGCAAGACATCAAGGACGCCGGTTTTTTCCGGGAAATGTATGCCCAGATGGACGACCCGGCTTTTGAAACATTCCTTGCCGGGGCGATCAGTTCCCAGGCGTCGCTTCTTGCGTCCAGGATCGGCGCCGCCCTCTACGCTTCGACAGATGAACCGAACGCCGGTTATGTCCTGCAGGCGGAAAAGCACCTGACCATAACCGAGATGTGGAAGCGCCGCATCGCCAGGAAGCTGGGGCAGTCTCAGGGCATAGACATCACCTGCAAGTACGAGATCGAGTCCAGGGATCAAGCCATGGAGGAGGCCGAACGTTGGATCTTCCGCTTGACCGGCGGCGATTTCGCGTCGGGGGTCGTGGAGACCTCGCGTTTCGACGGGGCCGGCGATGCTTGATGTTCAGGTGACGATCCAAAACGATCAGGTCGTCATCAGGAACCTGCAGCGGTTCGCCAACCAGATGCCTACCGCCGTGAAGCGCGGATTGAAGCGGGTGGCCGCCGGAGTGCACCAGGATGCGACGGCCTGGTTATCGGGGCCCGGGCGGAGCAAGATGCGCCTGACCAACATGGGCGCCCTCATCCACGAGAACGGCCGGATTACCAAGCGGAAGACTGCGCGGCGCGGCCAGTCGGATCTGTTGGGGGCGAGGCCCGGGAGCTACCCAGTCCCGGTGATGACCGGAAACCTGCGGAGAATGCTCAACTGGCTCTCCCCGGGGGACAGCAAGACCGGCGACGCCGGGACCTTCACCGCCGGGCCGATGGAGGTGGTGGTTTACGACTCCGCCGCCTACGCGAATGTGATCGCAAAAGGCAAATGGACCTCGGCCGGGTTCGGCACT